TCGGCGAAGACCCTGGCCAGTGGGCCAAGGACGTGCTTGTCCCAATCGATCGACATGTCAGGCGGCGAGAACGCCGTCCTGCAGGACTTCGGGGCGGTTGCAGATGTGCAGCGGGTAGCTGTACACCTCGACCTTCCACCACATCTTGCGCTGGGTATCGAAGATGGGAAGTACGTAGACGGGTTTGCCCGGCGTGTTCACCCATTCGAAGGTTTCGCCCGGGGCGTAGGCAACCTCGAAGATGCCGGGGGCACCCTTCGGGAAGAACTTCACCTCGTTGGACGGCACCGCCACCGTGGACGTGTCGTCCGAGCCGCGGTAGTTGAACCAGTTGATGCCACCGAAGCGCATCGCCTGGAACGCCTGGCCCTTGCGGAGCTCTTCTGCAGCCGCCCAGTTGTAGTACGTGCGGGTGACGTCCGGATGGTTCGTGAGCGCATCCCAGAAGTCGTCGCCGCACAGCGCGAAGACCTCGGTCGAGGGCAGGAACGCACCCTGCGACTTGCGGGCCATTTCACGAACGATCGCGTTGCACTGGGGGCGCAGCTTCGCCGGCGCCACCGCGGAACCGTCGGCATTCAGCTTCAGGTTGAACGTGATGGTCTTCGGCTTCTTGATGCCGAACTCCTGGAACCAGTCGAACTTGATCGATCCGTCAGCGTCCAGGCACTGGCCCTGGATCGCAGCGAGGCGCTGGAATTCCCAGGTGAACTCGATGTTGCTCGTCAGGCCAGTCGGGCCGTTGATGCGGCGGGCGACCTCGGTCTCGATCTGCATGAGCTCCGACTCCGAGCCGAAGGCACGGATGTTCTGGATTTCCTGCGCCGTGATCGTGTCCGAGTGCATCAGGCGCGGCACGTCGAAGTACCGGGCCTGGCGCTTTTCGGTCTGACGCTGCGTTCCTTCCTCACCGCGCTCGCTGAACGGAATGAGGACCAGCTTGCCCTGACGCTGTTCGACGGCGAGGGCAGTGGTGCGGATCGGGTTCGGGTTGAAAAGCTCGAGCTCACCGAGGCCCGTGGGCAGGTACGGGTACTTCTCGACGGCGGTGGTCAGGGCGATCTCGGAGAAGATGTCCTGGTGGAAGACGTCCAAACTGGCCATGAATGCGGCTCCTAAAAATGAAAAAGCCCGCTTTCGCGGGCTTCGGGAGGTTTCGGATGGACTCGGGTTAGCGAGCGAGGACGCCCTGCGCGTTCAGTGCCGCGATACCGGCGTCCTGCTGGGCGGCGGTCAGGGACGTGTCCCACACCAGTTCGGAGAGGTTCACCTCGCCGTTGCGCTTGAATGCGACGGCCGGCACCGGGCCGTTCGTGGTATCTGCGATTCCGCACAGCAGGCCGTAGCCCGTGGGGCTGGTCGTCGCGGAGGTGAGGGGCGCCCATCCGCCACCGGTGACGGTGACAGCGATCGTGAAAACGTCGCCCTCGACGAACGGCGTGGATCCTGCTGCGACAAGGAACCCGATGCCTCCGGCATTGAAGACGGTACCCACGGTGCCCGGGCCGGTCACGACGTCATCGTCCTCGAAGTCGACCCCGCCGGCGGACGCCGGCACGGGCACGCCGTTCGGGTTGGTCACCTGAAACTCGGTGTCCGACAGCAGCGTGACCGTATAGGTGCCAGCGATGGCCGGGGCCGTGGCGGCGACGGCAGCGATGGTGCCGTTTCCGGTATTGCTACCGCCTGCCGTACCGACGCCGGCATAGGTCGTTGCGGTAGCCGCCAAGACGGTGCCGGGCTGGAGACGGCCGTGCCCACCGTTCAACACGATGTGGTCGACCGACTGATGGCCGTTGGCCTGCGAGACGATGAAGCCGAACGGATGCCGCGTTTCGATCAGCGGCGTCTGGGGAACGTAAGTCATGGAATTGAACTCCGATGAAGGTGGTAGGAGGCCGCTTACTTGCCGCCGCGGACCTTTGTCATGGCGCGATCCCAGCGGCTGGCAACGGCGGCGCTGCGATTGGGCGAGTCCGCGCGGTCAGTACCCAGATTCGGGTTGCGACCTGCACGATGGCCGTTGGCCGGAGCGGACGTGTGTGCCGCAGGCGTGTCACGGAGTACCGCGAGCACCTGCTTACGCGTCAGCGTCGTGTTGCAGGCCAGGTTCAGGGCCATCGGCAGGTTCTTGGCGGCATGCTTCGACGAGAGGATCGTCGCGATGCGTGCGCGCTCGCGGCCACGCGCCTTCGACGCGGCGCTCGAGCCGCGCATCTCATCCTCGTCGTCATCGTCCTCAGCATCCGGATCGTCTTCCGGATCGTCGCCGTCGGCCTTGGCTCGCTTCGCCTTCTTCGACTTCGGCTTGTCTTCCTCGTCATCGTCATGGTCGTCGGACGAGGCACGGCGGGACTTCTTCTTGTCGTCATCGCCGTCTTCGGCGTCCGGGTCATCGCCGTCGGCGCGGCCTTCCTTCTTGTCATCGTCGTCATCGTCGTCACGGTCGTCCTCGGCACGACGCGACTTCTTCTTGTCCTCATCGTCGTCTTCGGCGCGGGAGCCCTTGGAGGATGCGGAGCCGAAGCCAGTGAGATGGGCGAACGAGAGCGCGCTCGCCACGCTGCGGGCAAACTTGGACATGTAAACCTCGAATTGCAGGTGGTGGGGATGTCAGCCCAGCTCGGCGAGCAGGGAGCGAAATGCTTCGTTCGGCGCCATAACAGCGTCGGCGAAGCCGATCTCGACACCCTTGGCGCCGAGAAACGTGGTTGCCTGGGTGCCGCGAACCTTTTTGACGGAGATGCCGCGATTACGCGCAACGGTCTCGACGAACAGGTCGCCCATCTCGTCCACGTCAGCCTGAAACCGCCTGTGGGCTTCATCGGAAAGTGGGATCGACTCGTTGCCGTCGGCCTTGCGGTCGCCGTACTGAATGATCGTGACGTTGATCCCGGCCCTGTCGAGTGCCTTGGATAGGTCTGCATGCATGCAGATGACACCGACCGATCCAGTGCCACCCGTCCGGGGTACGACGATGTCGTCGCACGCACTAGCGAGCGCATAGGCAGCGGAGTAAGCGCCCTCGGTGAGGATGGCGCGGATGGGCTTCTCGCCGCGAGCGCGGTAAATCTCGTCGGCAAGGTCGAAGCAGCCCGCTACCTCACCGCCAGGGCTCTCAATATCAAGCACGATCCCGCGCACGGCGCTGTCTGCCAGTGCCATGCTGAAGTTCGCCCTGATGCCGTCATACCCGGTCATGCCGCTGTACGGGCGCATCGAACCCAGCTTGTGCACCAGCGTACCGGTCACTGGAATGACGGCGATGCCAGCCACGACGTCGTAGTACCGGTCACGCGCAGGCTCGTCATCCATATCCCAGCTGTCGAGAGCAACCATCTCGCCGTTGCCGCGAAATAGCTTTGCGACCCCGAAGCGGTCCGCCAACGCAGCCATGACCACCTCCGCTTTCTGCGGAAGGATTGCGAGCGGCGTGTTGAACAGCCGCTGCGCCAGGTGCGGGTAATTGATCATTTCGGTTGTGGCTCGCTCATGGGGTCGGATGCGTCATTCGCGCTCGCGCTGAACCACTGCGGCGGCGGTAGGCCGTGGTCTTTGAAGAGCTGCACCTCAGCAGCACGCTGCTGAATCACGTCTTCGTAGTCCAATCCCTGCTCCGCACATTCGCGCTTGAGGGTTGATAGACCGGCGTCCATGCCGAGGATCGCGCCCTGCTTCTCCTTGACGGGGTCGACCCAGCCACGGGCTACGGCAAGCCAGTCACAGCGCGAGTAGCTCGTGCGTGCATCAAGGAAATCCGGGGCACCGTTCGGAAGCGGCAGCTCACCGTTATCCATGGCCTCGTGCAGCCAGGACGAATACATCGGATTGGCAGTGCCGATCTTGAATTCGACGAACCGGCGGGAAAGGGTTTTCCACGCCTCGAGGAGTGCACCGCGGGCAGACGAATAGTTGGTCTTCGACCAGTCCTGCGTGATCTGCTCGCGCGACACGCCCGATGCCGCCGAGAACGTGCCCATCATTTCCTGAGCGAAGCCGATGAACCCACTGTGCGGGTGCGCCGAAGCGACCGCGTTAATTTCCTCGCCAGGCGCCAGTGTTGGGATGCGAGCCCCGTTGAGCATGGCCGGACGCTCGTCGTGCCACTCGGCCCGGAGCTTCTGATATGCGGAGAGCTCGTCACCCGCATCCAGGGACTCGGCGACCTGCGCGGGATCGAACGGACTCGTGACGTACGTGCCGAACGTAGCTGCGATAGTCGCCGCCTGCAGTTCGACCCCGTAGTAGCGCGCCAGCATCTTGAAGCGGGCCAAGACGGGCGTGAAAATCCCCACGCCGCGGTGCTGGCCGGCGCGATCAGCCTCGAAGTCATGAATGACCCGTAGCCAGCCATCGGCATCCTCGCGCTCAACGCGCTCCCACTCCATGCTCTCGATGGAGTTGTACCAGTCGTTCTGGTGCGCCTTGCGGATGTGGAAGGCGATGGGAACGCCATCGTCGTCCAGTTCGACACCGCCGCGAAGGTAGCGCGAGTCGACCATCTGGTAGGGGTTTGAGAGGCGGTCAGGATCCAGAACTGAGTAGGTCGTTGCATAGCGCGCGCCGCCTCGACCCACGCGCTCAGGCTTCCAGTAATTGACGATGAGTGAATCGCCGTCTACGAGCTTGTGCCGGAGGCCAAGGCGCATCTGCTGCGAGACCGTATGCATGCGCGACAGATCGTTGTACCGACCAATGTCGTCTGAAAACTCGCGCCAAAGCGCTTCAGCTGTCTTGCGGTATTCGTCAGCCCAGACCGCGTCGAAGGCCTTAATCCCAGTCCGTGCCGCCAAGGCACGATAGTCGGGACCAGCCGATAGGCGCACCGATGCACCGATGGTGTTGTCCAAGATGCGGATGATGCCGCCGGCGGCCCAGCCGTCATTGCGTACCAGATCGCGACTGCGAGCGACCATTCGGTCGCGGAACTGGTTGATCTCCGCATCCGGTGAGCGGATCCAGGGCAGCCAGTCGCCCATCTCCTGAGTGGCCCAATCGGCCGCCTCGTAAGGGAAGACCGAGCGCCCAGACACACCCTCGGTACGGCGATTGACGCCCATGTCACCGCGCACCTTCGGCGGCGCGGCCGACAGAGGCTGGCCACGTAGATCGACAAGTCCAGTCATCAGAAAATTGGCCGAATAGCGCGACGACGGCGAATGCCCAGTGCGTACTGGAGCCCGAGGATGTACTGCTGAAGATCGCCAATCGTTGCGCGGGTATAGGTGACCGACTTAGCCCCATCACCCTGGGTGTAGCTGTACGACTCGCCCTTGGCGCCCGTACTCAGGTCATGCATCGCTTGCTGGGCGTCAGCAAGCCACTGCTGCAGCGTCGCTGGCGGCACACCCGTGAAATTGTTGACTCGCGGGTAGAACACGGCGACTCCTAGGCCATACGCCCCACGCGGGAGCGCTTCTTTTCGACTGCAGGTGCAGTGCCAGCACGTGCCGGCGGAATGTCTTCGGGGGTGCTCAGCTCGATCGGAGGACCGATCGTCAGATGCACTTCGTCAGCCCGCTTGTTCAGCGAGAGGCCAAAGTGGAGAAGCCCACATAGGGCGGCGTAGTTGTAGACGCGGCAGTCCAGAGCTTCATTCGCGCGACCGGGACGAAGTTCCCACACGCGGTATCGCTGGCCGCCCTTCTTCACCAGGATCGACCGCTCGGCGGTGAGCTGGCTGTAGTAGTTGATGTCGCGATCGGCCGGGAAATGCATGAACCCGGGTCCGTGCCGTTCCTTGGCCAGGCGACTCGATATCGTGTCCTTTGCCGCGTTCACACCGATGATCACCGGCCGATACGACTTCTTGTTCCTGGTAGATGGCCGCGATGTGGGCCACACCGGGGACCGCTTGCCAGCCCGAGCCGACTCGCCCTTAACCGCCCAGATGCGCCGACCTATGCGCCCCTTGCAGAAGTTGTAAACGTCCTGCGTGTGATGGCCGCCGGAGTCGATGCATGCCGCCATCACCTCGAAAGGCCGACCATCCGCGCGCGACCAGGTGCGCTTGAGGTACTCGTCGAGCTGGTCCTGCACCCGCTTGTCGCTGAACTCGCCGTCGATCACGTGGTACGCGACGGACCACGACTCCTCGTTTCGCCCCCAGACCACGTGCTCGATCTCGACGCGGTAGTCCTGGATATCGACGCCCGCCGTGAGGACAGCACCCCCATCGGGGATCTCCGCAGCCCAACGCTCCGCCCGCGCGGCCAAGCCTTCGACCTGAATCTCACGGCCCGAGTGGCGGCGGTACGGCAGCCCCAACTGGGTGTTCCAGAAGGTCTGCTTCTTTTCCTCGTCGTCCTTCGACGCCACCCACTTCCGGGCGATATCGGACGGCTTATCCTTTGCCCAGGGGCTATAGAGCTTGCTCGCCTGGAAGCCAGCGTGTTCGTTGTCCACGCCCAATGCCCCGCAATCCGGGCAATGGGCACGATGAACGGCATACCTGTCGCTCGCCCACCAGGTCCAGACGCGACCCACTGCCGTGCCGTCGCTCTCTTTCCACGCGGCCTCATACGCCTCGAGGGGAACGTTCCGGCGACCGCAGCACACGAATGGCCGAGTCTGGTGCCACTGAATGGTTCGAAGCGCCCGAAGGCGCTCACCTTCGGACCATACGCACGCGCACGACTCACAGAAGATGCGCGCCGTCTTCGTGTGGTGGACGTCGCCGTCCTTGTCCCACTCAACGTGCTTGAAAAAGTCGAGGAACTGGCGGTGTCCGCAGTGCGGGCAGGCGACCGAGGCGCGGCGCTGATCGGACTCCGCATAGCTCGCCGCGATACGGCTCTCGTCTTCCACCGTCGGCGAACAGGCACGCACCGACAGCCAGTTTGTACCGAAGCTCGCCGTGCGCTCTTCGGCCAGGGCGATCGGATCGCCCTCGCGTGTGATTGGGTACTTGTCGACCTCATCAGCGAGCAAGACGCGAATCGGGCGGCGCGCCAGGTTGTCAGGGCTGCCCGCGCCGGCCAGGGCAAGGAAGCCGCCCGGGAAGGGTTTGTAGAGCAGCGTCTCTTCGGTGCTGCGAACCACCATGTCGCGCAAAACCGGTGTCACCCGGGTCAGCGGGGCAATTCGCTCCTTCGAAAACTGCTCGGCTGCATCCTCTTTCGGCTGCAGGAGCAGCATCGGGCACGGATCCGTATGACGGAAGTACCCGTAGATGTTCTCCAGCAGCGCCGTCTTGAGCAGCTGTGTGCTCACCATCACGGTGATGACGTGCACGCCGGGCTCGGTGACGGCGAGCATCGGGCCACGACCGACCTCTACGGTCGACGTTCGCCAGTTGCCGGTCGTGCTGCCGGCCTCCTTGGCGAGACGACGATAGCGATCGGCCCACGCCGGCACGCTGATGCGAGGCGGCGGGGTGAATCCGCGACGGAACGCCCTTACGAGGCGGTCACGCTTTCCCGGTGAAGTCGGCCTCGGGCTCCCCGAGCTGGTCGATCTGCTCGTGGACATACCCCGTGAGGACCTCGGTGACGCGATCGGCCTCGAGGCCGAGGTCGGCGGCCACCAGCGGACCGACCCGTGAAGGCCAGTTCAGCCAGGTGTCGCGCGCGGCCCGCGATGCTTCGAAGAGCACCTGCCCGGCTACGCCAATCTCGACGAGGCTTCCCTCCTTCTGTTCGTACTCGAGCTTCTTCAGGAGCGCGAGGTAGTTCTCTTTGATCCGTTCGGCTTCGACGCGCGGGAATGGAGCCGTCGCGATGGCGATGCGCATGGCGGCATCGTCAAGCGATTCGTCGTCTTCGACCGCGTCCAGCGTGCGGACAGGCGGACTGCGGACATTCCTGCGGACAACTTCGGGAATGTCCGCAGTAGCAGCCGCACCGGTATCACGGCCGCGCCGGTTCGTTTTCCGCCATCCGGAACCGACCTGCGCGGCGTCGAGAAAACCCGCCGAGTCCTTGACCAGCAAGCCTTTTTCGATGCCGCGCCTTACTTGCTTCTCGTCGCACGACTCGCGCCTGGCGAACTCGCGAACGGTGATCAGCTCGGCCATAGGTGCGGACAACCCTGCGGACAACATTGAAGACCCAGAGCCGGTGACTCATCGCGGCGCGCAATGCC